TTAATTTGTTCTTGTTGATTTTTTACGACCTCAATAAGTAATCCAACTAAACCATTATAATTTACAGTTTTTGGATCATTATCACTTACTAAATCTGGTAATATTTCTTCCACATTATTAGCAATTACACCAAATGATGGTTTATTTGTTGCCTTCCAATTAAACGATACACCATCAATCTTCATAATTTTATCAATTGGATTATCAATAACCTGAATATTTGTCTTTAACTTAATATCAGACGTAGAGTTAAAATCAGTGGCAGTTACCACACCAGTTGCGTTAACATGTTCTACATGCAATTCACCAGTTATGGTGACTCCTATTCCAGAAGTTTCTAAACGTTTTACATTATCATAATACAATTCAGAAGATGAATTTTGTCTAAAAATAGCAAGAGTTTCTGAATTATCACTTTTTTTCAGATTAATTACATCTGCTCTTATATCTAAAGTTCCACTTGCATCTTGAATAATACTTCCACCAGCAGTCTTAACGTTTACTGTGTCAAAGAATGTAGAGACTCCTAAGTTACTGAATTGTTTTGAAAATAGTGTTTGACCTGTGACTGTTGTAATTCCAGCAAAAGTTGATATACCAGCAACATATAAAGTATTTGCTGTTGCAATACCAAGGGTAGAAATACCAGCACTAATTTTGTTGGCAATTAAGACTCTATTTTCATATTTTAATCCAGTGCTGTCAACTTCCACATTATCATAATTATCTGTTGTCGCATCATCTCCAAAATGTATGTAATGTGTGCCAGCAACAGTGTTATCATTAGTGATTTTAACTTTATTTGCTTTCTCAACTGCAGTACCTGGATCTATACCTCCTTTAAATGTTCCATAGTATTCTGCAGCATAAACTTTATTCCATCGTAAAGTTGCATCTTTTCCAAGATTATGTGTGTCGGTTACAGAGGGATAAACATGTCCACCAATGGTTGATACTCCTACAGAAGTAATAAGACTACCTGTTACAGAGATACCAGATAGACTTGTTTCTAATTTTGGTGAATTTTGATAATATATTTGTACTTTATCATTAGCATTTGCTGAGAAATAAACTTCAGTTTCTGTTGAATTTTTTAAATTTAATGTATTTGAATTTATATTAAGAGATGAATTTTTATTTTGTATAATACTTGTTCCACCAGTATGAAACAAGTTTATATTATTATAAAATGTAGAAAATCCTAGTACATTTAATTGATTTGCAAACAATGTACTCTTCTGGGTTGTGACACCAGGTCCGAATGTAGACAGACCAGTTACATTTAATGTGTCCGTTTCTATGTGACCTGTTACATCAATTCCATGTACTGTGGTTTCTAATTTTTTACTCGACTCATGATATACATCAACAGAACTGTCAGGATTGATGGTGATACCACTACCAACGTTTACAATGTTTATCTTTCCAGTGTCAACAGCATCAGCACAAGCTTTTAAGTTGAGATCATGTGCTGCCGATACTTTAATATCTAAATCACTTCCACCTGCAGTAATCCTTCTAGTAGTATCAGTAAATCGAAGTTTAATATTTTCTTTAATTAAAACATGATCACGGAATGTTGAAATTCCAAGAACATCTAAGTTACCATTTAAATCTGAAGGTCCATCTATTGTTAAACTATCACCGACTATATCACCAGTTACGTTGATTCCAGTCGAGGTGGTTTCTAATTTCTTTACATTACTATGTAATAATTCTACACCCGCACCATTTGTAAAGACTGCATAATTTTGATTATCAGCATTATTAGTGAGAGTTAATATATTTGATCGAATATCAAGGGTTCCACTTGCATCCTGAATGACACTACCACCAGCAGTCTTGACGTTTACTGTGTCAAAGAATGTAGAGACTCCAACATTACTAATTTGTTCTGTAAATAATGTACTTCTTTGAGTTGTAATACCAACAAACGTAGAAAGACCACTAACATATAAATCACTGAGAATGCCAACTGGTTCACTAAATGTTGAAACTCCTGATTGAACATGTATACCATTTCCAAATGTTGCAATACCAATAAAGGTTGATATTCCTGTCACTAAAAGATTCTTTAGTTCTACATCTTGTTCGATTACACTAATTTTACCTATAAATTCGTTTGCATATACTTTATTCCATCTCTTTCCTCCTGAATTTGGGTCTGATCCAATATCATGTGTTCCATTAATATTAGGAATTAAATCTGATATAACATGTTGTGTAACTTCTAAATCTGTGGTGCTTGTAAGACCTGTTACAGATACCCCTAAACCAGTAGTTTGAAATTTTTCTGCATTATTAAAAAATAAATTTACGGAATCACCATTTTTAAATTCTGCATATGTTTTACTCGCAGATATAGAACTGTTTTTAAATATTATGTTTGACCCTAATATGTTTAAATTTCCAGTTCCATTTTCTCTTATTACAGTTTCACCATCTTTTTGATGAGATAATTCTAATTCTTCACTATCTCCAAGTTTGATTTTAGCATCATCCACAAAAGTAGCATGGGTTCCAAATCCAACCTGTCCAGTTAATGTTGAGGTGGAAGATACAGATAATGTCCCTGTTATATCAATACCATCAGTGGTAGTTTCAAATTTCTTTACATTATCAAAGAATAATTCGACTGATGAGTTATTGTTAAAGTTAGCAAATTTTTCACCACTAGTACTTTCAAGAAAAATATCATTAGACTTTAATAATAAATCACCAGTATTATTACGGATAACTCCATTTGTTGTATTATGGAATATCTGCATATCTTGGCTGTCACCAATTCTTATTGAGGCACCAGTATTTCCATTTTGTGTTCCAGAGGGTAATAAAACATGACGTTCAAATTTTACATGATTAGTAAAAGTTGTGAATCCCGTAAATCTTGAATCACCAAGAACATCTAGTAATCTATCTGGTATTGTACTACCTATACCAACTCTGTCATTATTGTAATCAAAATAAAAATTCTCTGCTCCCTCAACAAGTCCCGTGGATCCATGATATTGAACTTGTCCTATGGTTCCACCAGCACCAGATTGAACTGCACTTGCATTTTGCCATTTGAGTCCACCAGTTGCAGTTTTGACTAATAAATTTCCTGTGTTACCAGGTTGATTTTCTTCATCATAAATTGTTTTATCTAACTTAACATTACCAACAACATGTAAATTTTGTGAAGGATCAGAGGTTCCGATACCAACAGAACCAATACCTATCGTGTTATCAAAAGTAAAGAATGGTGATGTTGCAAACTCACCATCATTATTAAATAATACTCCATGATCCTCACCAGGCGGAGAAATTGTAACTGTAACTGCTGTACCAGCATGATTATTTGCATCTAGAAATCCTGCAACAGTAATAGCAGCACCTACAAAGTTTATGTCAGTGATGCTACTGAGACCTAAATTTGGATTTGCATCTGTTCTTGGAACTATAAGACCCTCATCTCTTACAGTAATTGATCCTGGTACAATTCCACCACCAACTTCCTTCCAAAATCTTTCACCAGGACGATTTATTAGTGATACTATTTGATATTGTGTGCCTGATGGAATCGCATCAGTTTCTGGTGGATCACCTAAGTTTGGTTCTGCTTGATCTAATCCAAGATACTGATACCTATCAGTTGTTAATGCTCCTTGTGGAGTTCTCTTTACTCTACCACTTAAATACTTTGGCATTATGTCGTACTGTTCTCTAGAATACTACAAACAAATTCCATCTGAAGTGGTCCGACTAATCCACCAGAAGTTGATATACCAGTGAAAACTGAAAATGTATTTGCATCTACTCTATCTACACCTAAAATTGTATTTACACCCACTGGGTCGGTTTCTCTTGGATATCTATGTTCTGAACCATAATTATCTTGTGAACATTTGAAAACTAAAGACTCTATATCTAATGTAACTGTGCTTCTTGCACGTTTTATACCATTATTATCTGCACCTTCAAATGTATGAGCATTAGTAACGTTTCCAACTCCCACATTAACTTCAAAAGTTGTTCCTGAAACATTTGATATTTTTAAATATCTACCTCTTGCTGGATCAGTAAATCTAGGATAAGATTCAGTTCCTCCACTTCCATAATTACAACTAAATCTTATTGAACCTTGTTCAAACTTTACATATTGATTATTTGCTAGTATTGGTGTTGGCGCACTTGTAACCGTCACTGTCATAATTCCCACCACAGGGTCATAAACAGCAGTTTGTGCTGTAAGAGATGTGGATTCTGTTAGTCCATGACTCGCAGCGGTGAATGTTGTAATTCCTGAGATTGGATCATATAATGCATTTGTTGGAGTTAATTCCGCACCAGTTAAACCACCAGTAATACTAGCAACATTAATAGAATTTACATCAGAACGAATAAAACGATGAAAAGCTGGACGATATGTATGTGGAAGAGTTTTTACAATACCTGTGTTTGTTTCAAAATTAGTATTACCAGCACCAACTTTTTGGACAACAAATGCTACTTGTGGAGCTGGAAAAATAGCACTTGTGATTCCTGCTGTTGATGGGCAAGTAAAAGCAATCCCTGCCATCGTAATCTCATCATTCACACTAAAGTTATGTGGATCCAGAGTTGTTACTGTTGTTAAACCCGTAACATGATCATACTTGACATCATTAATTGTAGTAATACCAGTTTGACTACCAGTTATTACTATTGAGTCTGATGCTAATGCTGTTCTTTCTAAAACTAATCTACCGTCAATTAAAATAAGAGAATCATTTGGAGGTATCTCCCCATCTTTAATAATTCTGTTATTTCGAATATTTCCTGCAGTTCTTGTTGCAACACTTGTTCTTCGATGAGTGAAAGTTACAGTTGGATAAGTATTCACACCAACATTAGCAACCTGTGCATATAATACAATTGCAGATGTTCCCACTGGAGCTTTATAAATTGTCTGCTCACCTGGTGCGACTGGAACAGCAATTGTCAGAAATTTATTTAGTGGTGCGACTGCCATATTATCTCAATGCTAGTATTAATGGTGTTACTTCTGCCTGAATAGATCTACTAAAATCTCTTCCAGAAATTGTGGAAGTTGTTTGATTGATTTGTAGACCCTCACCAATATCAAAATTACCTTTTTGATCTGTTGATGTAAACGGAATTTGTGCCCCATCTTTAGCTACAACTTCGTTAGCTTTTATCGGAATTGCGCCTTGTAGAGGTGTCGCTATATTTATATCTGTTCCTGTGCCGACATATTCAAAAGAATGTGAACTTGTCAGTATACGACTTATTCTTTGTAATGCAAAAGGATCATCAGGGAATAATTCATAAGGTATAAACTCATTAAATGTTATTGTTGTAATACCAGTTGATGTTGGAATAGTCGCATTCTCTACAGTGAAATATATTGGTTCCATAACTGGATCTGCAAGTGTTCTATCCCCTTCAATATCAATAACTAAATTTTGACCTGCAAGATAATTTCTTCCCTGTGCAACTACATTTATTTCAGTCAACACACCTGCAGGACTTACAGTTGCAGTCGCTTCTGCAATAATTCCTTGAGGTCCTTTTGGTTCCAATGTGTTGTCATCAGCATCTATTAATAACACACTTGGTGGATCAATCGGACTAAATCCACTTAAATCTACATTTCTTAATTTAACAGATGATAATCTCTCTAAAGGTGAAGTAATTCTACCAGTTCCTGTCACATCTGGATAATTATCTAAATCTATTTTAAAGTATAATGCTTGCCCATCAAAAGGTCTTCTTACATTATTATCTAAATCAGTGACACCAATAGCAACAACAGTATCTTGCTCTTCAGGATTTGTATTCCCAATAATTTCACCTGCAGTATTTTTATTACTTACAGCACCTGTAAACTGTGTAGATCCCAATCCAACTGCAACTAAACCAAAATTACCAAATGATGAGTTAGAGTTTGTAAGATCGCACTGTGCACCAGTATCGGCATAAATTGCAATATCACAGTTAATTGTGAAAATAGAAACTAACTGAGCATATCCATTATTAGTAAGTGAAACACCAATACCATTTTCATTATATTGAGTAAATGAATCACAGACCATGGATTTTAAATCAGCACCAACTGAATTGATTCCTGTGAAAGCACCATCTGCATCATTACCATCAATCTTCATTCCGATACTACTAGTCATAAAGTTTGTGCAGTTTCTTACATATGGTGATCTCCATCTTCCACTTGGACCTTCATTTGCAGGACCAGGATCAGTGTAACCAGTCACAGCACTTTGAGCTCCAGCAGGAGGTGGAAATGCCACACATGCTGATCCATCATATCCAACTCCAACATTTGACCCACCAAAGTTCAAGTTTTCAATTAAACATCCTCTTCTAACGTGGAAGACATCTTTATTTTTATTTTTTGGTTTGATGATACATAATCGAAGATCCTCACCTGTTACTGAGACATCTGTTCTTAAACCGATTGGATTATTTTCTTCATAAACACCTGGTCTTACCTTAATAGTATCAGTTTCAATTGCGACAGCTGCTGCAGCACCAATTGTTGCCTTTGCATCACCTTCAAGTAATCCACTATTGGTATCGGATCCACTTTTTGAAACCCATATGGTTCTTTTTGTCTGAACACCAGATGGTCTCCATGAAACACCCGTGCCGACTGATGCCAAACGATAATCATCTTTAACATACTGTCCTGAAGAATGTATTACTCCACCAGTGGCAGATACAAATGCATGTGCCACTCCAGCAGCGAGTCCACCATCACCAACATTTACCTCGAAAGTATTTGTGGTTTTATTTGATATAACTAACCACTTACCACTATTAGGATCTTTTGATCTTGGATATGATTGTTCAATTGTTGACCCCTTGTAAGTGCAACTCAATTTTATTGTCCCGTCTGGAATCTTAATTGAATCACCATTTTCAAAACCATGGTTGGCAATGGTCAAAACCATCACACCTGTTGTTGAATTATAGATTGCACCCGTAATGTTTCCTGACAAAGATTCAGCAACTGATGTTCCAGTATCATCATTTTGATCTTTAATATTACTATCTACATCAATAGTATTCTTAAATGTTGCAACTCCAATTGCACTTGATTGATTTGTAAATAATGTACTCGTCTGAGTCGTGATGCCAACAAATGTTGATAATCCACTAACCTTTAACGTGTCCGTTTCTGTGTGACCTGTTACATCAATTCCATGTTCTGTGGTAACTAATTTTTCTGACCCTCCATGATATAAAGCAGCTCTTGCACTAGAACCACTGAATAATTTAAGTATTGGTCTCCAACTTGTATCAAAGAACTGATATGCACCTTCTCCAGGTCCACCATTTGTCTTAAACACCAAAGGACCTGTTCCATTTTCATGAATAAATGAAGCCCAATCATCAGTAATTGAATCTCCATTAGAGTCAGTCTGACTCCCAAGACTATTGGTATGTGATATTTGTAAATCCCTGCCATTACCAAAAGTAGCTTTGGTCTCATCCTTAAATTCTAATGAGTCTTGACTTTTATCCCATAAAAGATTGTAATCGTCACCAATAAAGTTTACATCCTCATTAAATGTTGCTACACCATCAACATTTAATTTTTGATCTAAATCAGTATCAAGTTTTACATTTAATGTTCCCTCAATTATTGTGTTTCCATTATCAGTATCAACAGTAAATTTATCATTATCTGAATTGTCTTGTATCTTAAAAAATTTATTATCTGCATTGATAATAACATTATCTTGGAAAGTTGCCTCCTTTTCTACATTTAATTTCTCATTGAGTTGAGTATCATTATCAACTTCTAATTTTGCTCCAACATTTAAATTCTTTACAACACCCAATCCACCTCTGATTTGGACTGCTCCCTCTAGGGGTTCTCCTTCACTTGAATCTGTTTCGTTGAAAAAAGTAGATACTCCAATTGAACTTAATTGATTCGTAAATAACGTGCTTTCTTGAGTAGTAATACCAACAAATGTAGATAAACCAGTTACTCTTAGATTATTCAATAAAGTTCCATTGGTAACTGTTAAATCATGAGAAGGTCTTGTGTTCCCAATACCAATAGAACCAACACCTGTTATAACTGCTGACTGACTATTAATTCCAACTTGAAAAGTTTCATTTGGTCGAGTTGTTCCAATCCCAACCTTTGTCATTCTGTAAATATCAGCATTAGATCCAGATCCGTTATATCCCCATAAATCACTCGTAGTTATTGTTGCTATACCAGTTCCAGGAACAGTTGTACTAGGAACTAAAGTATCTGTTCCGAGTCCAACACTATTTCCTTGAACAAAATTAAGAGTATGAAAGGTCTGTGCAACACCTGCAATTGGTATCTCTTGACCCTCATCCATTATCAGAATACCCTGTTGAGTTTCATTTGGTGTAACTGCAACCCATCTTACTCCATATTCATTTCTTCTAAGAAACATTCCACTTGCACCATGCGAACCTGAAGAATCATAAAGATTTCTACCGATTGCAATACTTCCTGTAATATCTAATCTTAAAGGTCCTTGCTCTTGCTCATTAAGTTGAACAATTACTTCAGGATTAGCAGGGAAAGTCGTTCCTAATCCAACCACAGATGTTCGAATACCAACATCAGGAACAATTAAATCTCCTAAAATCGAAACACCAATTCCAGTTGTTTCAAATTTCTTTACATTAGCAAAATTTAATTGTACCTTATCATCAAGATCAAATATAGCACTCTCTACACTTGCATCCGAGTTTGTAATTCGAACTTCTTGATCACTTTGAAGAAATATAAACCCCGTTCCAACGTCTCTTATAATCGAATTTCCGCCGTCATGATATATTTCAAAATCAAAAGCATCACCTGTAAGATTTGATCCAAATGTTGCCTTTGCTCCAGTTAAAAAATTTAAATTATTAGCAGAAGAATCAAATCTAATCGATGTTACTCCACTATCACCATGGAATTCAACATCATCTTTAAAAGTTGATACTCCTGTTACTAAAAGATTACGTAATTCTAAATCTAATATTTTTGCTTTTCCAAATACATCTAGTAAATTCTCTGGTTGTGTACTTCCAATACCAACTTTACCAGGATTTAATCTACTGTCTGCTACTAAAACAGTTCCACCAACTCCAACTGCTAATCGGTCTCTAAGTTCTAAATCGGTAAATGATAATTCTTCTGGGAAATTGACTTTATCTAAAAATGTAGTCTCACCAGATATTGTCAGTTTTGGAGCACCAGAAATTAATGGAGTGGTTAATTTTGTTAGTGTTAATTCCTGATCAGGTACTAATAAAGTTCCTTTAATATCAACGTCTTTAAGGAAAGTTACCTTTTCATTAAATTGTGCCTCATTACCAGTAACATTAATATTTGGTGTTACTCCTGACATATTTTAATCCTCCACCGCTGGTTTCGATAAAAATTTATCATCTTTAGGTGGATTACTGAGATAATCAGTTCCTACCATAGTTGGTTTAAGTATTCTCTCTAACCATGATCCTCCATTATGTACCAAGTTTCCTAAAAGAGCATTTGCTTGAGCTTTGAGTCCTCGAAGAAGTATTCCTGATCCTGCACTTAGTGTAATATTTCTTCCAGCTTTTAAATCAATATCCTGTTCTGCTTGAATAGTTACACTATTACCTGATATTCTTACACTTCCATTTTTTACTACGGTAATTGTAATATCTCCTTTTACTGAACTAATCTTGACACCAACATCACTTGGATTATTTTTTGATCCTGAAACAACTTCAATTGTTCTTTCATTGTGAAGTCGATATGTTCCAGATTCACTTAGTGCTGAAAATTGTTTTTCACCATTATCTGTGACAGCATACATCAAATAAACATTTGCACCATCAGCACCCATCTGAGGATTATTGACATCAAGTCGAAACTTAGGTCCTCTACTGTCAATTACTCTTTGTTCCCAGTTCTGATTTGGTTGTTCTGCCATTAGTATCCTCCACCTGATGGTGATGTATTTGTTTCAGGTCCTACACAATCAATAACCTGAATCACTTCTCCTTGTGGAGTGAGTGGTAATCTACCGATAATTGGTTTAATGAGTGCACCAACACCAGTAGATGAAGTCACAACAATTCTAGGTATTTCGGTAATCCTAATATTATTTATCGGTGTTGCAGATATTATTTTTCCATCTTTAATAGTTAAATTATATCCGTCTGCAGAAGCATCAACATACCCTTGTCCACCATTTGTTATTTTAGTACCGATAACACCAACAGGAACTTCTTCCGAATTTATAACATCATCCGTATCTGCACTTGGATAATTTTCACCAACAGAAATCATGTCAACACCAGTAATCTGTCCATATGTTGATGAATTTGGATCAAGGTCAACTATGGCTCTACCAATTGCACCATATCCTTTTTTACATGGATCCTCAAAACTAACAACAGGTGGAGATGTAAAATATGAAGAACCAGGATCTGTTATCTCAACACCAATGATACTTGCAGTTCTACTTAAATCTGCAGTCACATCTGACAAACCTTCCGTATTATCTACAATACCACCTAATATAACTCTACCAAATCCACCAACACCATCACCCCCAAAAAACTGAACATCAGGAGGTCCACAGAAAGTTTTTGATGCACAATCTGGTTTAGTAATAGGACCACTATCAGCACCGAGTGTACTAGCAATGTTCATATTTTTAAGAACATTATCATAAGAATCTTTTACATCAAATGATCTGGAAGGTCCATATCCAATACTAAATTTTTTAATTTGTCCAACGCATTGTCCACCAGATTGATTACAATCTAAAACCTGACCAGCGGATTCAAACATACTAGAGGAACTTTGAAGAAGATCTTGAACTTTAAAACCTTTTGGAATAATATCCTTCAATCCTTCAAGTGGTGCATCAAGTGCAGAAGCTATATCATTTGTAATACCATTTAACAGTGAACCAACAAGTTGTTCTGTTATACAAGTTCCTGTGTCAACTACTTCTAAAAGTGCAGATTCAATCATTCCTCGTATTGTTTTTCCTAATCCATCTACAACCTTACCTGACAAACATTCAAGATCACCTTGAAGTGATGCTAATTTTGGAACTTGAGCTTTTTGTGCCTCAACTGCTGCTAATGGTCCTTCTAGTTCTAGAACCTCATCGTATAAAGATTGTAATCCACCTTGAAACGTTGGAATTAACTCTCTATAAAGAGATTCTGTCATTGTTGAAACTGTGCCAGTTGCTAAATTTTGTATTTCTTTTGTGACACTTGCCACATCACTTAAGAAATCTGTAGATTCACCCACACCAGATAATAAATCATCTAAACTTGCAGATACCTTTCCCATAAAATTATCAGCACAAGCATCAGCAGGAACTTCGGATACTCCAAAATTATCTGAAGCAGATATTTTATTTTCGTTAGGTCCAACTTTTCTTGTAACAGGAGATTCTTGTGCATCAACCCTATTTTCACTTGATTCATTAGCTTTTAATGTTCCACTTGGTGGTGGTATTTTATCACTATATCCAGTGAATGGCACAAATCCAATAGAATCTGATGGTAAATCTTGCGGAACTTCATTTGTTCTCGAAAAGGCACCCATTATCACAGGTTGTTGTGCTATTGCACCATCAAGAAAGAATCCAATTACCACATCACCTGGTCTTAACATGACAGATTTTGAGAAATTTGCTGCACCTGTGCCTGATGTAGAAGGAAGCATAATGTTTGCCCAAGGTAAATCTTCATCTGGCAAATCTGCCTTTGAGAAAGGATGATATCCCATGATGCGAACTTTGAGACGATTTCCCCAAGAGTCAACATCAGGTTTCGGTGCAAGTTGCTCACCCTGAACATTTGCGGGTGCAATTTGACCTACCCACCAACGGAAACCATCTTTTCCTACAAAATTACTTTTTATTAATGATTCATCTATCATGATTCACCTCCATACAATCCAAATGTATCTCTAACTAATTTCATTGATGTAAATGATCTTTTTGCCTCAAAATGATGACATAACTCTTTAATTAAATACTTACCACTTGTTTCAGGATCTATTTCATTTTTATCCTCTCTTGATATTTTTGGAAACTCACAAGTAATAATATCACCAGCTCTTAAATCTGTATTGCAGGGAACCATCATACTTACACTTTGAGTCATTAAAAGATTATATCTAACAATATTCTGACCTTGAAATTTACTTGGATTATAATTTGTTTCAGTTGAAATACCTGCACTAGCACCTACATCTACAATTGAGGATACGACTCTTGTTGGAAGTTCATCTAGTGTTTTATCAGATTCATCAGATATTTTTGGTAATTCCAAATCTCTTCCTAAGTTAGAAATTTTTTTACTTTTACCTGTATTTTTTGCTCCATAATTAAAAGTTTCTTGTGTAAAACCAAGCGTCAAAGGATTAAAAGCCAATCTGACAAAGGAATATGTTCCCATTCTTAAATTTTCAATTAAGTTTTGATTTTTATCAGTGCTATACTGTAAGATATTAAAATCATTATTTCGACTTGTTGAACTCTCATTTACATCAGTATATTTATAAGTGGCTTTTGATGTTCCCTCTACCAAAGTGTCTATTGAAGTAAATTGAAATCCATCCTGTGTTTGAAAAAATACAAATCCAGCTGTGGCATCTTTTGATTTAGCTGGAACTGATTTAGATGCAAGTGAAATAAGTGTAGAAAATGGTTTTCTCAAATTTCCTATGAAATTATAGGGAAATAGTGTTTCTTCTACTTTAAACCTAGATTCGTCTACTTTCAAAACATTTTTAAGTATTTTTTGTACAGAGTCACTAATAGTTCCAGTATATCTTTTCATAACTCTACTAGTCTCATTAGTTATTGCTTCTCTTGATACTAAATTTAATAAAAAACTTTCTCTTTGAGTTTCTTGAAAAACCTGTGTGATACTTGATACAAACAAATACTTTTTAGGGTCAGATGAAAAGTCAAGTCCTTTTTTTTCCTCTCCTTTCCCAGTTTTTCCCTGATCTAAAATTTTCATTACCAATCTTTCACCACCTCTCAAAGGTAGTCCATTATAAATGGATTGTTTAGGACCATCAGTCTTCTTTGGTTCTTGAGGGTCTTTTGGTGCAATACTATCACCAGTGTTTATCACTCTCACTTTTGCAGTGATAGTCGGTGACAAAATATCTTCATAATAATCAATCGAAACTACACCTGATTTCAAATCAGCTGTTCTTTCTTGATCATTTGATTCAAGAAATAATTCTTCAAAGGTGGATGCTTCTGATGCTGACATATCTTAGGATGTACTTAATATAAATTGGTCTTTGATAGTATCGTTTTCAATAATAACTGTATTTTGACCTTTTGATTTGTTATTATTATTTACACTACTATTATCATTAACTCTTTTATCTACAATTATCACGGTATTTTCTGATTTTCTTTCTGATACAAGTTTATGATATGACTCTTTTATTGCTTTAATTTCTCTAAAATCAGCTGTTTGAGTAGTTTTATATGTGCTACCACCTTCACCAGCACCAGGAATAAATCCACCAAGACCTGAACTTCCCATAGGATATGTCTTTCCGTCAAAGCTAATTGTTCCAATATTACTTTTTATACTATCAGATGATCCTGAACCATCACTACCATTACCACTACCACCACCACTACCATCACCAGTGCCTGTATTTGTTACTAAGTTAGTCTCTTTACCGTCACTTGTAACTGTGGTTGATTGCACCTGTTCGGTTAGACTAGCATTTTGAGGACCGACAATATCAACACCCGTGCCGACTTTTTCAATGGTTTGTATGGTATTATTAAATTCTTTAGATTTTGATGACATGGTTTTCCGAACATCATTAACACTCTCTTTAAGTTTATCATCTGTTAAATCTTTATCTTTTATTTCTCTGTTTATTTCTTTTCTCGGTTTTTTCTTCTCCGCTCTATTGAAATTTAATATACCACCAAAGAGCATATCTTTCATATTACCAAAAGCATCCTTAACACCATCAAGTAATTTCTTAAGTTTGTCACCTATATCTGTAATTTTTAAGTTTGATATTACATCGTAAGCTTTAGTAATTACTTTTCCTACTTCAGTAAAAAATCCGACTACACCATCAAAAAATGCTTTAAATTTATCGACAATATCACGAATAACTTTAATAACTTTTTTAAGAAACTCAATAATTTTAGGTAACTTATTTAAAACAAAACCAACCAAAAGTGCTTGAAGCATTGCCATTATTCTTTCTAGAGGACCTCCCCCAGATCCTTTAGATTTTTGAGACTCTTCTTTTTTCTGAGAATCTTGTTGTTCTCTTAGTTCCTCCTGATCTTTTCTTTTTTTATCTTCTCTCCTTTTTCTTTTCGCTTTTATGTCTGCTACTCTTAATCGTTTTTTTATTTTTGCATTTTTAAGAATAGATTTTCCAAACGTCTTATTACTCTTAAAAATACCATCCATCATACCACTGGACTTCTGTGCAATTTTTTGTGCTATACTTGCCATTTGCATTTATGCTCTAACTCCCATTATATTATATTCCATTTCAGAAAATAATTTATGTGCATTATTATCTGAAGAAGATATGAACTGTAAAGATGTGGCATTCTTTCCAGAACCACCACTACCAGATCCATTACCACCAGAACTACTGGTCATATCTATAATATTTGGACCTTTGGCATCGAGTTTAGTTATCTCTTTTTTAAGATTTTTTTCGTTAGATTGTATGCTGTTCTGCAACTGTGTTTGTGTCGTACCATCAATTTGTGCTTCATACTGCTTTCTTATTTTTAGTTCCTCTTTAGCAGCTTCTTTATTGTAATCACCATGTCTTAACTCATGTTGAGTCATACTGTCTTTCAATTCACTCTTCTTTGCTTCCATCTCAGCTCTCATCCGATCTCTTAAATCTATTACTCTATCTCTCTCTGCAATATAATTTGCAACAATTTCTTTTTGTTCGGGTGTTCCTATTTTTTCTACAGAATCCCTCTTTGTTATATATCTGTTTTTACCATCAGATGATTTAACTCTTTTTTCAATAATAAACTTTTCTTTTTTACCTGAGCCTTTGACTGTAATGCCAGCTTCTGCTAGAGGACCTTTAAGTGAATCAAATTTTTCTTTAAACTTTTGACCACCAGCAGCTTTCGTTGTTGCTGCATCAACACCTTTTTTCAATGCAAATAATACACCTATTCCTGCTGCTATTCCAAGCGCAATTAATCCTGCTGGACTTGCCATAAACGCCATCATGGCTCCACCAAGAGAAACAATAGTGCTTATAATTCCAGATATAATTCCTGGTAGTGCCATCAAACCACCATTTAATATAAGAAATATACCACCCACAACTGCAACTGATTTAATTATAGTGTTTCTCAATTGTTTAAACGTTTCAGTGTCACCAGACATATGTGCCTGAATCATCTTAATTGCCTTATTTGCAATAAATCCCATGAAAAGTGCCATAAAAGCATCACCTAACCTACCCAGTATGCCCTTTACAGTATTTCCAACTTTTTCAACAGGTTTAAGTAAACTTTTACCTACTGATTTACCTACACGTTCTAAAAGTCCCTCTTTTTTCTTCTTTCTATCTGAATCATCATCTATCTTTTGTTGTCTTAGATCTTCTTTTTGCTGTTTTTTCTCTTGTTCAACATTACCATTCAATACTTTTGTTACTTTATCAATATTTAATTTGACAATATTTTTTAATAATGTAATTTTTTTAGAATTATTCTGAACTTGTACCGTTAATTTGGATATTAATTTATTATCTCCTGTATTTCCAGCACCTTCAGATGGACTATACTTAGCAAGAGGTCCTCCCTTTATACCACTTACTTTTACTAAACCAGAACTTTTTCTATTAAAAACACTACCAGCCTTAATCTTTCTTTTCTTAAATACTGCAATTCTCTCTTTTTTTGTTAAATATCTTCCTGTAGATGGATCGACACCAGTATCCGCAGCATCCATATTCGGATTACTAAGCATATTTTTTGGAACTTTGGAAATGTTAGATGCCACGTTGTTGTTTGTTCTTTAGATTTTCTTCTTCAATATATTGTTCCAAGAGAGCGATATATACATCTTTTTCCCATGGAATCATATTTTCAATCTCTGTTAATGAGTATTTATGATGTTGCATCAAGGCGAAATTGATTTTATAGTATGACTCCAAACTCGTATGAGCCATACCTACTCGAAAAAAGACGATAACCCTTCTAAAACAACATCACTTTTAACTTTTGTTTTTGGATTTACCACTTTAATTGTATGTGATAATTTAGGCATTGTATCAAAGAATTTTTCGATTTCCTTAAATTGTTTTGAACTTAATTGGTCTAAAAATTCAGTCATTTCTTTTTTTGTACAATCAGAAGATGTCCAAGACTCTTCTTCATTATATATTTGATCAATACATGAAATTATTAAATCAAATGACTCTTCAACTCCAATCCCTCCATCTATATCAAAATTATTTTTTACAAATTCTGCTAATGATGGATACCTCATTCTCATAACTAAATTTTCATCCAGTTTAATATCTTTATTATGTTCTGGATTTTTTTTAATTTTAATGTTATCAAGTGGAATTACTACAGGAACTTGAGTTTTTTCATCATCAGGACATGTTACAAGAACCTCAACGTTCTCACCAACAGACTTTCCTCTTATATTTAAGAAAAGATATTCGATATCAAAAGTAGATAGTTTATCGACTTTTATCCCTCTTGTCAATATACAATTATTAATTACAGATTTAATAGCAGTCGTTATCTGTTTATTATCTTCAGATTCCATAGCTATTATCAAGATTTTTTCTTCTTTTACTAAAAATGGTCGATATTTTATTTTTCGATCAGAAGAAGGAAGAACCAACTCATATGTCGGTGTTGCAATTTTTGGTAATGGCATAATGTTTATAGCACTTCAGTATTTTTATTTATAGCACTTTTTGAAAACCCTACAGACCAAAAATTTTGCGGAGTTTTTTTTGCCCGATTTTTGGAATTAAAAGTTGATTTTCGTTTTAATTAAATTCTATGATGGTACCTCTTCCAGTTCCTCTTGATCTTCCAGATGCAAGTCTCTTGCGAAGATTTTCAGCATCTCCTTTAGCATATGCTAAACTTGTTTCTTTTCCTGCAATATATCTTTCGTAACTAAATGTTACACTTGCTCGTAACACATCAGAACTACCATATTGTACTGGTGTAGATGAAAAGTTAGTTGGAAATAGTCCAAAGAAAGTATACTCTATTTCTGAACGATAGTCAACGTTAAACTTAACAATTTTTGTTTTATCACACTTATATCCTGAGTTTCCACGAGGATACCTCATACGATAAAAATAACCTAAATCGGATTTATTAAAAGATGAATTTTGCTGTTTCTCTGATCCACTTGTAATATACTCCATCCAATTTTCAAACAATTTAATTATTTTATAGTCTTTATCAACATAAAATGATAATGTCATTTCAGTAAATATTCTTGAGTGTGCAAACTTTTCTTGAACACCTGTAAAATTACCAAAAATATCACTTGTACCCAGTGAACTACCAGGTATGGATGCAGAATTACATAATAATCCTGCATTTTCTGTAATAAATCTTTTATTAACTCCTTTAGAACCAATAAATTTAAAAAGGTCTGGTGATAACCCATCAAAAAACACCTGATAATGAGATGTTTGTGCCACATTCGTCAGTATTGGTTTTATATCAGCTATTTTTCTAGGACGAACCATCTAAATACTTTATATTTTATCTTATATCTATTT